TCTTGTTGCTGTTGCGTATGCTTGTGGTCTACCTATTCCTAAGTAATACACATTAGCTGCGCTTTCTGTGAATGATTCCACAAACTGCTCTTGGTTGTGAACTCTAAATTTGTTTGTTATTATGGCTGGCATTGTTTCCTCTTTTTACATTTATATTTATACGCTAACTTTCGGTGATTTCCGTAGGTAGCACTAAATTTGTTTTTAAATCATTATTTGTTATATCTTGGAATTGTACTAATTCACCGTCTAAATCTGTATTGTATGTTCCTGTCAATCTAAAATTCGCCCAATTATGCATTTGCATAGGTGATATTGATTTTGTAACTGTACTATCTGAGGCACCACCTGTATTAGTTGTCACAGCTCTTCCATCACTTCCACTCATCATATTTAGTGCGTATTTGTTTATTGTTTTCATTCTTGGTCCACAATACGCAAACCCATATTTATTCGCTGTACCTCTAATAGTAATAGGAAATTTATTTAAACTAAATTTAAGAGATATTGCTCTTTTTAAAGTTAAATCTCTAGTATTCGCTGTAAAGTGTTCACTAGTTGAATCTGTATAGTCAGGATCAACACCTAATTCTGGTGTACCTCTTAATGTAGTACCATCATCTACTGTACCTAATCTTCTACCAAATATACTAGAGAATAATGTATTAATTACTAGATCAACACCTGGGTCAAATTCTAATCCACTATTAACACCTGTGAAACTTCTAATCTGGTTATTTACTTGACTAGCAATATTTACTTGACCTGTAAAATAAAAACCAGCTGTGTGCATTGTCTTTTTAAAACTATCTCGCCAGTCAGTAATTGATCTACCAACTTTAATTACATATGAAAAATCCTGATAGTATAGACTATCTTGTATTTTCATTGTTGTTTCTGATAAATGTCCATCTTCATTTAAGAAAGAACCAGCTGTATCTACAACTGCACCAACTGTTATTGTAGCAGTTGCTAAATCATTTTTTAATACTGTTGCAGTAATTTCTGAACTAGCACCTCTAATTGTTGTACTTGTTAAAAACTCGCCAGTTGCATCTTTTACAACTAACAAATTATTACTAGAATCAAATGAAACAAATGTTGCCGTTATTGCTGTTGAACTAGCATCAAATCCTGTTATAGATTCTCCAACTATAAAACTACCTCCTGTTTTATCTTTAACAATTATTGTACTTGGTAAACTCATTGTTGGGCTAGGTGAGGCCTCATAACCTGCGCCTGACTCAATCTTTTTAGTATTAAGTAATCTACCTATCTCTGCACCATATGGAATAACTTTTGCGCCACTACCACCACTACTTGTAACAACTGCTGTTGGTAAAGATGTATAGCCACTACCACCACTTATAATTCTTATGTCTGTAATATCTTCATTACCTGATCCAGCTTCTTGTACAATTTTATTTCCTGTATATACATCACCTCTCACAGTTTCATCTTCTAATACTATATGATCTGTTGATGTTGCGCCTGTTGTTCCATTCTCTGGTGTTATACTACCATTTACAACTGAAACTTTTGCAACTACACCACCACCACCTGAATTTGTATTTGTAAAAGTTAAATCATCACCTATGGCATAACCTGTACCAGCGTCATCTATTAATAACTCTGTAACTTTTCCTGATCCTACATTATCAACTTGAATAATAGCAGATGTACCACCACCAGCTAAAGTTATAGCATCATCAGGACTTAATAAGCCACCATTATTTGTTATTGTAACAATATTAGGTATACCTGTTACAGTTGCTTTAATAAAACTATCTGATGTATCTGTTTCCGTACCTCTAACTTCTTCTGATGTTACAAAAGTACCTGTAAGAGTATCTTCATTTAATATAAATTCTGTTACTGTGTTTGCACCTATTTGAAATTTAAATACATTTTCTATAATAGCAGTTGCGCCAGATGTTTGACCTGTAATTGTTCTTCCTACTAAATCTGATGTTTCTCCAACAGTACCAATTGCTCTTAAAACTTTTTTAGTATCAAATTGTCCATCTGATACTCTTAACATTTGTTCTCTAGGATAGAAAACTTCTGAATCTAAATTAAATAAAAATCTAAAAAATACTTCATGTCCTCTTGCCGTACCTTTTGCTCTATAAACAGATTTAATATTTTTAATTAGTTTTCTTTTATCGACAGTACCATCTAAAGTTTCAGGTAAAGTATTTAAAAACTCATTTCTAAATTTTGTTAAGAAGTTTGAAATAGCTTTATCAGGATCACGGAAATTTAATAAGTCTTGTATGTTGTTTACAGGATTAGGTTTATAATTAGATATGGTTGCTCTAGCTGTAGAAGTGGCACCTATGATAACCTCATCTTGTATAAATTTATCTTGTGCTGATATGAATAATCTATTATTAATTAAATCTTCTGATAAGACTGTAGCAGCAGCATTAGATGTTTGACCAGTGACTATCTCACCTCTTTGAAATTTACCAAAACCAGAATCTTCTAATAGTATTTTATCACCAGCATCCAATGATGTTCTATCAGTATCTAATTTAGAAGCGTCTAATATTAAACTATTTGTTTGTGCTGTTTCTGTCTCTAATTGAATACCATCTGTTAATTCTATATTCGCCAGAGTAATTTCTGCCGACTCCATAAATTTATAATATGATTTTACAAACTCTAAAAATTTAGGGTGATCGCTAAGTACAAAATCTGGTACTTGTTGATTTATGAGGTTAGTTATCTTTTTGGTAAACTTGGCCATTAGTAGCTACTTGATGTTGTATACCCTACTCCTGCTTCAGCTGAGCCACCAACAAAAGTATCTGCACTAACTGTAATAGATGAATTGGCTGTATCTATTTCTAATATTTGATCTCTTACCGGAACTACATCATTTGAATTTGGTACTACTGTTAATTCTATTTTAGTTGAAGCTGCGCCTCTAATATTTTCTACACTTAATACACTTAAAGAGTTTAATGTTATTGCGCCAGTATCATAATCAATTGTGCCTTGCGTGTTGTTAGCATAAACTCTTGTTGCGCCAGAAAAACTATATCGTCTTACATTACCCTGACCATCATCATCTAAAAAGAATACAGTTGAACTATCACCTGATACTTTGAAACCAGAACTTTCTAATATACCCCCAGCTTCTGCATTGTGACCTGAGTGTGGGTTATTTAATGCGTTTCTAAAATAAACATTATATTTTGTAGATGATGATAATGTAGGAGTAAAATCTTTTCTAATTTTTAAAGTTGTTATGTTTGATAGTATTGAATTATCTGTACCATCAATTAATCCTGTGACTTTTGAATATCTAAATACACCATCAAATTGTGTAAGTGTATTTGTATTATAATTTGTAAGAGTTGTTAATACTTCTGATTTTAAAGTTGTTGCTGTTTTAGTTGTAGATTTTGCATCAAATTTAATTGTAGATGTTAGTAAGAGTTTAGTTATTTCAGGATCAATGATCTCTGGTCTAACAGAAGCAACATTATATTTTTTTAATTGTGTTACAATATCTGTTTTAGTTGCATTTGTTAAAGTAGAACCTGATGCTGCTTTAATAGCAATCTTAACTACACCATAAATAGGTGTTTCATCATCTTCACCACCCCAAGCTGAAACTGATTGTGCATTAGGATAAATTGATTGTACTAAACTTTCATAATCTGTTGTTGTTACAGCTCTATCTTGTGCTGAAAATTGTAACGGCGCATTAAATCTAATAGATTCTTTTGCTTGAGCATCTGATCCACCTTGAGCATTTGATACAGTTGTTGGAGTAACATCTGAAAAACCACCTATGCTACCAGATAATGTAAATGTACTTGCTCCATTTGCTTCATCTTTATTTGATACAATATATTCCAATATTACAATGTTACCATCTGTTAATTTTGTTCCTAATACATTATCACCAAAGTAAACTTCAAACTTACCATCTTCCATTTCTTGTAAAAAATAAACTTTAGAAGTTGATGATATACTTGTTATTCCTGTTGCTAATGTATATGTACTAGTTGTTGTATCACTAGCTGAATTTTGTACTGATACTTTTAAAGTAGTTGTATCAGCGCTAACACTTGGTATAATAAATCTCTGGTCAACATCTGTACTGTCAACTGTATATTTAAATGTAACTAAAGTACCTTCAAAAATAGGTATACTTGAAAATTTATAAACACCACTAGTTGGTGTTAAAATGTGTGATGCGTTTGTAACAAACTGATAAGTTTCACCATCTACTGTAGTTGTAAATGCTGTACCTTTTGCCATTGTGATAGTGGCAGTGGTTGTTGGAATATTATTCATCAATATATCAATAGTCGCTGATGGTGATTTAGGTGACGTTGGTGTATAACCTAACATCTTTGCCAATGATACAATATTTTTTCTAATGTCAGCACTGTCTAGGTACATTTCATTTGCTAACATATTAGCATTGAAACCTAGGTAGTGTGTATTGTAAGCAAGTAAGTCTAATAAGACTGCGAAACCAGAACCTTCAAAGTCATAATCTTGGAACTCTGATTGATCTTGTAAAAATAATTTTAAATTTGCTTTTATATCGTCAAAATCAAAATCTGAAACTTGTAATTTGTTAATTGCCATGTTATCTTAATCTTTCTAAAAATGTTTCTACTGTAATTGGATTTGTTATTCCTATAACATAAAACTTAATTGTTAGTTTATAAGCATTTCTATCAATATCAGGATCAGCTATAATCTGTGTTATTTTAGCTCTTGGCTCAAAGTTAGTTAAAACTTCTTCAATTTTTCTTTGTAAGTTAAGAGCAGTCAATGGTGTCATTGGTTCAAATAACATTGCTCTAACATTACCACCTAACTCTGGGTGGAATGGTCTTTCAAAGTGATTAGTGTTAATTAAGTTTCTAACACTTCTTTTAACAGCCTCTACATCAGTAAGTTTGTTTATATCATTTGTAACAACATTTCTACCAAAGTCTAAATCTAAATCTTTGTAGATTCTAGTAGCACGATTACTATTATTAACTGCGTTTAAATTGGCCATACCAATATTTATACACGATTAACCAGCGTTTACGTTAGAACTTCCTGTAGACGCAGCATTAGCCACCCAACTACCATGACCACCTGTTGCGTCACCAACTCTATGAATAGCGATACTATTTACTCTAACAGTAGAACTACCTGCCACAGCAGGGTCACCACAACTTGTCGTATCACCAACTCTAATAGATGCCGCACTATTAATACTTACATTTGGCGAACCACCTGTATATGCCGTTTGATGAAAAGGATTTGGTGTTGGACTTGCGTGTCCTACATGAACATCTAATCCTGATCTAACACATGCTGGCATTATCTTCCTTGTGAGTTGTAAACTTTAAACGATCTTTTACGAGATTTGTTCATTGATGATTTTTTTACTCTTTTACTTGTACCTTGAGAAGTTTTTTTAGGCATTCTTTCATGCGCTATAAATGATTTTGATATTTTTGCCATTATCTACCTGCTGCTTCTCTGGCCGCTTTAAGTGCTGCTCTTTTCTTTTCTATTATTAATGACTGCCTAATCTTTCTACCCATTGGTATTTCTACAGATTGACTAATTTGTTTACCTTTTTTACTCACATATTCAACACTTATAAATTTATCCTTATAATCACCTTGTACTGACATTACTGCTTTCTTTAAACTCATTTTTTCAACTTCTTTTTCATCGCCATTTTCATTCCAAAACTTAAACATTCTCATTTTACTCATTTTTTATGCTCCATTAAATAAATC